TTACTATCAAAAAATCTACTTGCTGGATCAAGTGCAAATATTCTGTCTGCCGGATAAACCAAGCCTGCTGAGTTAATACACCAAATTTCGTCCCATTCTCTGCTGTTTTCTAAACCAATTGCAAAATCAACTTGTGACACGCCCAAGCCTATTATTGCAACTGTTTTACCTTCTAAATGTTCTATGCGACTCATTAGCTCACATTGGAGCGTACTGAGTCATACCGATATTCGTCGCGTGTGCCACGACCTTCTGAGATATTTTTCATTCTAGCTACCGCCTCCTTAAATCGTGCCTCTAACTGAGTAACGACGTCTGTAGGTTCTTTAAGGAAGATAGCTCCTTCTACCAACGATCCATACAACAAAGCGTCTGGATAATCTGTAGATAAAAAAGTTGTACCGCTGTCACTACCATTGGTAAGAGATACTGGTTTATGCAAATAATGAAGCTCCACTGTGTAATCCGCATCCGGGATTGGCGAAACCTCAAAAGCTGTGTCATCAAATAAAGAATAATATTTTGGAGTCGCTCTTGTCGTACCAGAAGAATATTCCTTAATAAATGATGGATGTTTAAAATCTAAGTAATCGTATGTGTCTGAGCTGATAATAGCCAAACTCATAGGCGAATAAAAATCTGTTGGTGTTGCTAAAAATCTATTACCTGTAGATACAGCACCTTGAACATTTTTTCGTTGCTCTGGTAACTGAACAAAAGAAAATATACGATCTTCTGCTTCTTTTATGAAAGTAGGCAGCTGTGTTGTAAAAGTTGACTCAGATACCTCTAAGTAATCTTGTATTGCTGTTTTTAATGTGCCTAATGTAAAACTCATATTGTTATTGTAACCTCACCTACTTCGGTTGTAATAGAAAAAGTATCTAACAAAGAACCTAATTTTCCATCTCCCACATTGGTATAAATTAAAAATCTAGAGTTGTCGTCACTTGTATCGGGTCTTGCATCTCTGACAGCTTGAGGATCTTGTGTTGAGGGTTTTGGCATAAGCTGTGGATGTTTAGCATCCCATTGGTCTGGACCAACCAATAAACCATCCCAGGTTTTACGCATATCTTTTAATTTATAGCGAAACCCTGTTATGTCACAGATGCCGTAAGAAAATTTACCGGATGCAAAAGCCATTATGCGTTGTTATAACTCCTTAGACTTGGTGAAACTCTAAAAGATGCACGATCTTCGTCTTGTGACATAGCTCGCAAAAATTCTTCTTCATATAATGCTTTTAACATTTGTGTTCTTTCTGGTGCTCTTTTTAGAGATAAATAATAAGCAAGACCAGCTGCCAAACAAGGATAAAACCTAAAAGGTAGGTCAAGCGTGTTCGCTCCTGCGTCTGCGTCGTCCATTCTTGTTAGGACGTTCATGTGAATTGTATAGGTGCTTGACTTGTCTGGCGCTGGCCAAACCGAAATAGTAGGCGATAATTGTTTGTTTATAAAAAATTGATTTGGTTTTCCGGTGGTAGATTTTGTAGTGATATTAGAATATTCTGCTCTACTTAGTCTGGTCATAGGTATATCAGTAGCATCTTGTCCAACAGTTTCTCTTATAAATACGTCTAACACATCAATAGGTGCAGTAGCATTGGTGCTGTCTATATTGTAGGTTTTAGTATCTTTAACCATGTCTACTGTTTTTTCTTTAATAGACCATTGGTTTAAGCCTCTGTTTGCCCACTCTGCAAGCATTAAGTTAAGACTTCTTGTAGAGCTTTTAAGATCATAACCAGTGCGTAACTCTATTCCGCATCGCTCAAAAGCCTCTTCAACGTAATCAGCTACGTCGAGTTCAAAGTCTTTACTTCCAGATGTTGCCATAACTATTCCTCATCACTATCTTCTTGCGGAGCGTACAAATTGTCAAATGTAATTATCGGATCTGTATAGCTCTCGTGCTGCTCCGCTGAGTGAACCCACTGCGAAGGTGCAAAGTCTGGAGCACCTTCTCCTGTTCGCCACAGCGCTGGATTCGTTGCTCTAACTCGGTTATTTGGTAGTGCAACAAAATTACCAGTATAAGGACCAGCGTCCGTCAAGTATAGCACATGGGATTGTTTGTGTTGTGCTGGATCATCTGCAATAGAATGTTCAGTATAATCTACAGTAAACATGTATTTACCCAGGTAAAACTCCCCATCAATCTTACAGTACCAAGGACTAGAACTAACACGATCTAAAACCACAACGCTATGATGATGACTTAAACAGTCCCATGGTTGAGCTAAATGATCTGGCATGGGTGCTGGCCAATCTTGCAACGGCACGTCCGCTATAAGAGCTTGTATAGGCATACGGGCCCACATAGCGCCACCATGCACATTTTCATCTGGGTAACCATCGAAGTCGGTTTCACATCCTGTAAAAACCACTTGAAATGATAAGGATCTGTCGGGAATTGTGTTTACAGCAAAAGCTAAAGCATGCAAATACTCACCATGATAGTTTTGATGGTTTGCAGTAAATTCTTTTCTAACCCAGCACTTAAACTGTGGTATGTTTGATATTAAATACGCCACTTTATTTAATATGTAAGGTTTTAAACCTTACCGCCTCTAGCTCGATATTTGGTCCCTTTCATACCGCCACCACCAGCTTTGTATTTGGTGCCTTTCATACCGCCACCACCAGCTTTGTATTTGGTATTTTTTAATACATTGGATTGACCTTGAGCTCTAGTGCCGCCGCCCATAAGTGCTGACATAACAGATCCGGGCATATTGCTCATGCCAGGATTTGCTTGCATTTCACTTTTTAGTGCAGCACCACCTTTAGCCATACCTTTAGTGCTTTTCATACCACCACCGCCAGCCATGTATTTAGATTTTTTCATACCACCGCCACCAGCACGGTATTTAGTTTTTTTCATACCTCCGCCGCCGGCCATATATTTAGATTTTTTCATAATTTAGCTCCTGCCATATAAACCCATATTAGGTTTTGATTTTATCATACCACCTTTTGCAGCGAAAGTTTTGACATTGGTTGGTTTTCCGCCAACTCCTTGTTTTTTTGATCTCTTTCTTTTTACCGCTGATTTAATTTGATTTTTGGTCATACTAGCAGCTTTTGCAGCTGGTACACATTTTGGATATTTTCTTTTGGCATCTGCTTTTTGTTTGGATCTGCCACACTTTTTAAAGCCACCGCCTTTTTTTGGAGCTCCTATGTCTACCCAGTCTTGCTTAAACCACTTAGTTAAACTCATTTTTTTCTAGCTTTCCTAATTTGTTCTTTACCCTTTTTAAATATATTAGCTATGCTTGTTTTTCCCATAACTTTAGCTCTTTGCTCGCCAACAGTTAATATTTGTATTTTTCTAGCAAAAGGTTTTGCAATTCTTTTTACTTTATTTACTGTAGCAGTAGCGTCTTTCATGGTTTTAAACTTAATACTAACTGTATCTTTTGGATTTTCGTCAGTATATAGCCTCCTTTCAGATCCTTTAGGTTTTTTACCTGTGCCTAACCTCGGATCTTTTTTCTTTTTCATCAAGCGCTCGGCACTCTTGTTTTTTTACGTTTGCTTTGCATCATAGCTCCACAACCTCTGCCCTGGACCATTTTTACAGCACCACCAGCTTGCATGAAACCCATTTTGTTTCTAACTTTTTTTGGTAGTTTTGGTAAACCTTTGTTTTGAGCTGGTATTGGTTTCAAACTCATTTCACCACCGGCTGCTTTTCGCTTGGCACCTTTGTATTTACCACCCATTTTTTTGTATTCTGAAACCATATAAGCATTTGCATAAGCCGAGGGATATACATCAAACTTTGCTTTTGCTTTAGCTTTAGCTTTTGCATATATAGATGGATTTGCTACGTTAGCTGGTGTTTTTGATTTAGCACCACCACCTTTTTTTAATTTTAAAGCACCTAAAGTTTTTGCTTGTTTTGCATGTAAATTACTTGCTTTTTTCAAACCTTTAATAACTTTGTTTATTTTTTTCTTTTGTGTTTTATTAGCCATTTAACATTTCCACCTTCTTCTTGCTTGCCTAATTCTTGAATTAGGATTATTTCTTGTTTTAGCAGAGCTCTTTTTTAATTGTCCAAGTGATCTTGCACAATAAGACTTGCGTCTTTTAGCAGCTTTGCTACCTTTTTTTACTATTCTTGTAACGGCAGTTTTTAATTTTGATCCCGGATTAGCTTTTCTGTAGGCTTTGACACCTTTTCGTGTCATACCAGCACCTTTTTTGGTCGCTCTAAAATTACCGCCTTTGCCAGTTGTTCTAGCTATCGCTTTTGCTTTTTTTCTCTTCTTTACTGCCATATAAAAAAAGGCGGCCGTTAGACCGCCTAAATATTTACGAGTAGTTCTTAGTTAAAACCAAGATAATCGAATAAGCATCGCCGTTGCTGTGTGCAACAGTAGTAAAGTCTATATCACCCGTCACCCCAGAACCTGCATTGTTAGGAATACCAGTAAATAAATCATAGTATTCGTCACCTGTGCTATCCGCAGGTAATGGTATCGCTAATACATTGGTGCTAGCGTCAAACTCAATGTCAACACCCATGCCTCTACAGGCCCAATATATTCTTGATATAGATACAGAACTACAAGATCTTCCTCTGCTGTCCTTAGTTAAAGCAGAAACGTCAACTTTTTTAACAGAAGATTCTCCAGTGCCATCGCTTTCATTGGTAAATTTCAGTATAGCTGTTCTTTCACCATCTTGGATAGTCTGACTTGTTACTGTATCAGCCATTATCTACTCCTTACAGCTCAGTTACAGCTGTACGTTCTTTATAAGCACCAACATAATCAACACTTAATGTTTTTGCAGCCGCAGCTCCGTTTTGGATGCCAAAAGAAACTGTTAGCTCTTCGTTATCTGGTGCGTTTGTGCTTACTACTGTGCCAGCTAATACATTGTTTTGATACACATGAAACTTTTGATCTCTAGGATCATAAATAAATCCAAGTGTCATAAAAGTATCGTCTGCCAAAGAATTAGGCAAAGTCAATGTAGACTGTGTACTATCTTTTTCTACAACAAAACTAATTGTTGCAGCTCCATCTGCTTTTAAAAAGAAAATACCATCTGTAACATCTAATGGTGTTGTGTCAGTTAGTTGTAAACCAGCAACAATATCAGATTGTGTAGCATCATTTGTTTTAAATCTAATGTGGAAACCTATTTGTTTTCCTGCCTCATATTTAAAACCCTCTTTTACAAGCTGAAAAAAGTCATGATCGTTATCGCCAGCAGCATTTGTTACTAACAAAACACCACCGTCGCCATCGGCTAAAGCCTCAGTAGCAGATCCAGTTCCATCCTCAGTTGTTGTGATTGTCCAATCGGACGCTAAATAAGTATCAAAATCATTAAAGTATTGATGATACTTATGTGGTGCAGGTGCTTTTAATTTACCTAATGTTCCCTCTGCGGTAACATTCGTAACACCCGAAGTAAAGTGTGTAGTCATAATCAGCCTCCTTTAAATTAGCCATTGCGGACACCATGCCCGCAACAATTAGTTCTACATCTTAGATAATACTACTCGTGTAGCTTATCTGCAACACAGATCGGTTTAAATGTTTTCATCGAGTTTTTTAAAATGTACTCTAATAAAATATTTTCTTATAAATGAAACTGTAGTAAAAACTATAGTTTGAAAAACTGCTGTGGTTATTACACCAAAACCGAGCCATCTACAAAATGAAATGACAGCTAAAGCTACTGGAAAAGCCATAACAAAACCAACGCTCACATCTAGCAGAGCTTCTTTACATGCTAATTTGTCTAATTTAGGTTTATTCATTATACAAATATACATTTATTTATAAACTTTTACAAATTAACATAAAAAAAGGGCCAATTAAGGCCCTTTAAATTGTAATACTGAGTAATAAAGTGTATTACGACTTCAAATTATGCACCTTGAGATCCAAAGATTCCTCTCCAATCAGAGAAACCGAATGAATATCTTTCTCTAGCCTTATATCTAATATTGCCTGTTGAGAAGTCTGGTTCCATAGAAGTCTCCATTGGAGATCTTTGGAACATTTTTAGACCTTCACCTGCGCTATTAACACTTGTAAGAATGAAGTAAGCATCTGGATCAGTGAGATAATGATTAACAGAATAACCACCTGGC